CATATAAAAGTGGGTTTTTAGAAACTTCATTTTTATAAATACAAGTAAATAAGAGTAAACTCTAAGATTAAGGAGCAAAAATCATGTCATTTTTAGTTTCACCTGGCGTTCATGTCAGAGAAATAGATTTAACAAATGTCGTTCCAGCTGTTGCAACATCTATTGGTGCAATTGCAGGCGCATTTCAAAAAGGCCCAGTATCTTCTGTAACTACAATTACATCAGAAGAAGAACTGGTAAGAACATTCGGTAAACCACAAAATACTGGCAATCAGTTTGAAACATTTTTTACTGCTGCAAACTTTTTACAGTATGCAGATAATTTAAAAATAGTACGAGCAGAAAGTGCAATAGTAAATGCTGGTGCAAACTCTGGTATACTTATCAGAGATGATGACCACTACCAATCAGATTTCCAAGATGGTTCTGGTTCTCATGGAGAGTGGACTGCAAGAACTGCTGGAACACATGGTAATGGAATTGGTGTAGATATATGTGCTGGTGCAAGAGCATTTGCACAACCATTAGGTTCATTGAATTTAGTAAATGGTGCTGGTGCAGTTGGTGACTTATCAATTACAGTTGATGACCAAGATGCAAGTAATGCTGTAATCGCAGTTGGTGATATCATTTCTTTCCAGACTGCTTCAGCTATTGTTGCAACAGTTAATGGTGCAATTACAGTTGCTTCTAAGACTTTGACAGTTGATGGAGTTTCTGGTACACTTGCAGTTGGACAACGAGTAATTGGTGCTGGTATATCAGACGGAGATGTAGTTGTTAAAATTGCAACTGTTACTTCACAGACTGTTGTTGTACTTGATAAAGCAATCACAGTCGCAAACGACATACCTCTTGTATTTGCTGCATCTGGTGGAACAAACGTAGAGTCTGGTGGACAAGAATACGAAGTAACTTCTGTTTCTGGTGAAGTTTTAACAATTAAATTGTTAGATGATCCTGCTGGTGCTGGGTTACAAACAATTATTCCAGACAACTCACTCATTACAAGACGTTGGAGATTTTCTGACTTATTTGATAGCCCTCCAGGCACATCTTCATGGTCTACTGCAAATGCTCGTGGTGAACAAGACGAACTTCATGTTGCAGTATATGACACAGTTGGTGACATTACTGGTTTTGCAGTTGGAACTAATGGACAAAGAACAGCTGGAGTAATAGAAGTATTTCCAAATATGTCAAAGAACCCTAGTGCTAAAACATCACAAGGTTCTAACAACTATTATTCAGACGTAATATTTACAAAATCACAGTTTATCTACTGGACAGACCATCTTGCTGCTGGTTCTAACTGGGGAACAGATATTGCATCTGGTACAGATTACACATTAGTATCTGGTATTGATGTTTCAACTCTAACTGGTGGAACTGATGATTATTCAACAACTGCTGGTGAAGTTGAACTTGCATACGATAAGTTTGAAGATACAGAATCATTAGACGTAAATCTAGTTATGGGTGGTGCATCAAGTATTGTTGCAGATACAGAAGCTGGAATGGATACTCATGTAACAATGATTACTGCATTAGTAGAAACTCGTAGGGATTGTGTGGGATTTGTTTCTCCATATCGTGCTGCGACAGTTGGTGTTGCAGATTCAATAACAGCAACTAAAAATGTCGTTGATGGTTTCAATACTTGTCCAAGTTCATCTTACATGGTTTTCGATAGTGGTTACAAGTATATGTATGATAAGTATAGTGATGTATTTAGATTTGTTCCATTGAACGGAGATACTGCTGGACTTTGTGCATTTACAGACTCAGTTGCAGATAGTTTCTTTTCTCCTGCTGGTTTCACTAGAGGAAATGTTCGTGGTGCAGTTAAGTTATCTTATAACCCTAAAAAGGCAGAAAGAGATCAACTATACAAAGCAAGAGTAAATCCTGTAACTAACTTTCCAGGCCAAGGAGTGGTACTCTTTGGAGATAAGACTGCATTATCAAAACCAAGTGCATTTGACAGAATTAACGTAAGACGATTATTCTTACTTCTTGAAAAAGCGATTGCAACTGCATCTAAGTTTCAACTCTTTGAGTTCAATGATGAATTTACAAGAGCACAATTTAGAAATTTAGTAGAACCTTTCTTGAGGGATATACAAGGTAGACGAGGTATCACAGACTTTAGTGTAAAGTGTGATGGTACTAACAATACTGGTGAAGTCATTGACAGAAACGAGTTTATTGCAGATATCTTTATTAAACCAGCAAGATCAATCAACTTTATAACACTTAACTTTATTGCTGTCCGAACAGGTGTATCGTTTAGTGAAGTAGGAGGTTAATCATGGGAAACATAGATGACTTTAAAGCAAATCTAATCGGTGGTGGTGCAAGAGCAAACCAATATAGGGTAACTGTAGTTCCTCCACCTGGCATTGCAACTGGACTTGATATTCGTAGAACTTCATTTCTTGTAACTGCATCAAACTTGCCTGCATCAACTTTAGGTGAAATTGCAATACCATTTAGAGGTAGAAACATATATATATCTGGTGATAGACCTGCTCCAGACACATGGAGTACAACTTTCTATAACGACACAGATTTTATGATAAGAAATGCAATGGAATTGTGGCAAAATGGTATCAATGATTTTGCAAATAATACTGGATTAGTTAGTCCTGCTGATTATCAATCAGACTTAACAGTTGAACAATTGGATAGAGATGATACAGTTCTAAAGAGTTATATCTTTAGAAATGCATATCCACTTACAGTTGCTCAAATAGATTTAACTAATGATGAAGCAACTGCGATAGAAACTTTTGAAGTTTCTTGGAGATATCAACACTTTGAGCCTTCTGGTGTTAGTTTCTAACCTACTAAATAGAAGACAATAGTAGGAGATATTATGGCAGAATTATTTGGATTCAAGTTTGAAAAAATAAAAGACTCTGGCTCTCAAGAGAAGTTTACTGAACCTAGTTCAGAAGACGGAACTCTTGAGGTCGCTGGAGGCGGTTTTTATGGACAACTTTTAGATACTGATGGTAGAGAACGAACTGAAATAGATTTGGTTCGTAGATATCGTGATATTGCACAACAACCAGAGTGCGATAGTGCGATTGAAGATATCATCAATGAGGGTATTGTTTCAAACGAAAAAGACCAAGCCATTTCAATTGAACTTGATAGATTAATGTATCCCAAAAGAATTAAAGATAGAATCAGAGAAGAATTTGATACTGTCTTAGAACTCTTGGATTTTGATACAAAAGGACACGACATATTCAGACGTTGGTATGTTGATGGAAGAATGTATTATCACAAAGTTATTGACCAAAAAAATCCAAAACTAGGTGTTCAAGAGTTAAGATACATAGACCCTAAAAAGATTCGTAAAGTAAAACAAATAAAGAGAGATAAGAAAGCTGGTTCTAGTATAGACCTTGTTACTAAAGTAGATGAATATTATCTTTACAATGATAAAGGTTTAAGAAGTGGAACTAATGAAGGTATTAAGATATCTCCAGATTCTATTACTTATTGTCCAAGTGGATTGATTGACCAGAATAGAGGTCATGTTCTTTCTTATTTACATAAAGCGATCAAACCAGTTAATCAACTTAGAATGATTGAAGACTCTCTTGTTATATATCGTGTATCAAGAGCTCCAGAAAGACGTATATTCTATATTGATGTTGGTAACTTACCTAAAGTTAAAGCAGAACAATACCTAAAAGATGTTATGAATAGATATCGTAACAAACTGGTATATGATGCATCTACTGGTGAAATCAGAGATGATAGAAATCATATGTCAATGTTAGAAGATTTCTGGTTGCCTAGACGAGAAGGTGGTAGAGGAACAGAGATTACTACTCTTGCTGGTGGTTCTAATCTTGGTGAGATTGATGATATTACATACTTCAAACAAAAGTTGTTTAGATCATTAAACGTACCAATTTCTAGATTAGAAGCAGAAGCTGGTTTTAGTCTTGGTCGTTCTACAGAGATTACAAGAGATGAACTTAAATTTACAAAGTTTGTACAAAGACTGCGTAAAAGATTTACACCTCTATTTACTGATATTCTAAAGACACAACTTATTCTTAAAGGTGTAATTACCTTAGAAGATTGGACAAAGATGAGTCAACATATACAGTATGACTTCTTACAAGATGGACATTTTGCAGAACTCAAGAAAGCTGAGTTGATGGAAGATAGAATCAATGCGTTAGGTAATATAGAAGCATATATTGGTACATTCTTTAGTAAAGAGTGGGTGCAGAAAAATGTTCTTAATCTTTCTCAAGATGAGATTGAAAATATGCAGAAACAAATAAACATAGAAGCTGGAGAAGATGTAGAAGATGGAGGTGTTGATGTACCACAAAATACTGATGGTATCACAAGATATCCATCTCAAGATGGAACACCAATCCCAGCAGATGACTTAGATAAATATGATGGTAAAACACCACCAGAAGATAATGGAGAAAAATAATGAGTGCAGAAAATTTCGTAAATGAATTACAAAAAAGTAATAACTTAGGTGCTGAAGATGCATTTAAGAGTGCAATGACTGATAGAGTTGCAAATGCTTTAGAAGGTAAAAGAAAAGAAGTTGCTGGAACTTTCGTAAAGAACCACATACCAGAAGTAGAGGAAAATGAAACAGTTTAATTCATTATATACATCTCTCCCAGAGAAAGATGAACATAAGAAATCTAAGGAGTATAAGAAACTTTCTCCAAAGATGAAAGGTGCTGTTGACGATATTTTTAATAAAATGGACACTAAACCTTCAGATTTCCTAAATACTTTTGAAAAAACTATTAATCAGATATCTAAAAAATATAAGGTGCCAGAAAAGGAACTTATGGGATATTTTGAAAAAGAAATGTTAGCATTTTAAGGAGTAAATAATGGCTTTTGTTACAACAATATTGAAAGACACCATAGTAAATGCAGGCGCAGCTGGTGGTCTGGTTACAGTAAAGGCAGTCTTTGATAATGATACTGCAACTAATTTAATTGTAAATGCAGATGCAGATGCACAAGATTTATCTGGATTTGCAAATGGTGCCAAGTTAGATTTACTAAGAGCATGGTGGGCATTGACTCAAGGTACTGCTGCTGGAAATACTGGAGATTGTATTGTAGAATT